GATTTCATGGATTCTTTTTTCTTCTTATCCATGTCATCATCATCACCAAAAACTTTGTGTGCATCTTTGTAGAATTTATCAGCACAAATTCCTGCATCTTTATCATTCATGCCTTTTGCTTTGCAGCGTTTCATAAAGTCATCTTTAGATTCGCCCTTTTTTGGCTGAATGTTCATTTTGTCTGAACCTGCCGCCAATTCTATATCTTCATTTTCCATTGTTTCTCCTTCTGCTTCCTCACCCTGATACCAAGCAAAAAGGTGATGGACTGCGGCTATTAGGTGTGTAAGAGAAGATTCTTCATTACTTCCCTCATTCATTTCTTGTGCTTCTATCGCAATGAGTTGCGCTAACGCTTGTCTTGCATTGTCATAAGTATTTCTATCAAACTTTAGTAAGTCACCATTAGCATAGGACTTTGATAAATCCATAATGTCATCAACAAGATTGCTCATGGCTTCTCCTTCAGTTATGTAAGGTAATTCTAGGGTATCTACCCCTTTGTCTGTTTTCTTTTTGTAAGTTCCACCGCGTTTCTTGTATTCGCGGACTACCCAGGCATTTGCTACCGCAGATGGGTAAACATCAAACTTTGCTTTAGCCTCATTCTTTACGCGGTTGTATAACTCTTTATCTGATGGCTCTGATCCTTCTCCACCAGTATTGATGCTTGCGTAATCTGGTTTCTTTTCTTCCTTCTCAATTAATTCTTCTACCTTAAATAAATTACTCTGGCCCTCAGCAGATTTAGCCAAAACAAGTTGGCAATTTGGGTTAGCGGGTCTGTCTACTAGGCTAACTTCAACAATCTTGCCAGCGATAATGCGCCCGTTGGCTGCTTTCTGATCGCGGACTACGCGTGGGTTTTTAATTCCAATTGAGAAACCTTTTAGTACGCCTGTATCTACCTTCTTAACTGAAACTGGATCTACAACAAGGGCGTGTATGTAATGTCCGTCTTTCTTCTTCTCATATTCTTTTGCTACACCTGCTGCAATGTTGCTGTGTTGCTCACGGATATTGCCACCTGACTTAAACCACTCTGGCATTGCATCATCTAACCAAGTTGGGTCACAGATCTGTTGGTCAATGTCTAAAGAATCATCTGTTGCCTTGCCGTAAACCATTAAAGTGCCATCATCATTTTTGTCGGCCTTAACAATCTCAAAAAAGGCTGTTGTTAAATCATTTATCATTGATTTCTCCGTTGTTTTCTTTTTGTTTTCTCTTGCAATCCTGTTTGCCCAAGATCTACCAGCGTCACCGCCCCATAATAGCCAAGCAATGTAACCTGCGCTGTCTTTTCCCCAACCTTCACCTTTTTTATCAACCTCATGGCGAGCAAAATAGGAAACCATTCTGTTGATTGTTCTTAGTGAAAGGGCTGCTCCATTTTTCAAATCTCTAGCACGGGCAACGCCTACCTCTGTACCACCTCTGCCATATTTTTCGCGTAACTCTAAACCGCGAGCAGCATTACTTCTAACCGTTTGTGGTGGTACAAAACCCTCTGCCATATCAACTTCCTGCGTTCAATACTGTAATAGTGGTTGTATTACCTGAGGAACATGTTGCAAAAAGAGATTCTCCAGCAAACAAATCTATTTGAAATCTATTATTAATGCCTGTTGATTGGAATTTACCAATTACATATCCAGTAGATGAGGTAACAGTTGAATCACCCAAGAAAGCGTCATGGGAACCACCAGTATTAACTATGTAATATCTAACTTTGCCTACCTTAGCGTTATTGTTTGCAATCAATGTAGGTGTACTGCTAACTGTAATGTTTGTTTGTTTTAAAGCCATTTAAACCTCTGTCCAAGTCACTTGAATTGACTTTTTGATTGCTTCTTCAGCCATAAGAATATCAACTTCCTTGTCATAACGCTCTATTATCTCTTTTGCTTTTGGCACACCTCTTTCAGCCAAGTAATAGAGTTCTTGTAATGTTGCTTCTTCAGGATCTATAAAATCTACTGGATCGCAACTTTCTTCTTGTTCATTCATTAATTACGCCTCCTTTATTGGTTTTAGTGTTGTGTATTTTTCTGGCAGCCCGTTTAGCACCCAGTTCCTATATGGTTGCGGTACTTCATTAATAGATGATGCCTTTGTGTACCAACCCCTGAATTCATCAAGAACCTCAACATCTTCTATCTTGTTTACTTTGAAACTGTTAATTGCTGTTGCCCACTTTATGCTTATTACATGGTCTGTAATCATTCTTTCACCCTTAGCGCCCCTCTGTTTAGTATCACAAACACCCCTCCATCATCATCTACATATTTGATTGCGTCATAACCGTTTAAGGCTGCGTATCTACCTGGATCTTGATAAATTATGCCTAGTTGCCTAAATGTTTCTTCATCTAAATCCCCAAATGAATCTACAAACCTACCCGCTTGCGGATTTTGGTATGGTCTTTTAAATGCTCTGTCAAAAAAAGCACTTGAATATACTTTTGCTCCATTTTTAGCATCATCTACGCTGATTGTTCTTGCTTTTGGAGATAACGCCATGGTCATTACATTCTCAGGTTTACCACCTGCATATTTAATTACATAAGAAAGATCCGTGCCTGTATAAACGCCATTACCAACAACGCCTGTACCAACAAACATATCACCTTCCTTGAAATCTTTAATCATTGAATCAACTGACTTGGTTGCGCTAGGAGTTAATCCACGGTGAAGAATTGTTGTGCCTAATCCCTCTAACACTTCAAATTCTTTTGCGCTTAATATTGTAGGTTTAGCAGTAAATCCTTGGGCTTGTAAGATGGCTTTTAATCGGTCATCACCAGTGTATTTAAATGCTTCCTCATATCGCTGAGTAGCACCATTCCAAATAGTTACTATGCCCATTTCATTTGGTTTAACCTTGGTAATAGCAACAATGGCTTCTCTATCAAAATCATCTTGGCTGCTGTACTTAGCCTTAACTGTCTTAGCCTTGGCAGGTTCTTTAGGAGTAGGAACTGGAATAGGCTTAGGTTGAACTACCCCTCCAGGAACCTTCCAGCCAAATTCCGTAGCCATAGCCTGAACAAGCGGGTTAGGGGTTGCTCCACTGGTCCTGTAATACTCGGTAAACATTTCAGCATAAAATTCTTTGCTGTTCTCTGCTGAGTATCTGCTCTTAAACGCATCAGGGAATTCTTTTTTAAGTTTAGTAATTATTTCTGTTGTTCTTGCGCTCTGTCTTGAAATAGAACCAGGAGAAAGATCATCAACTATATGACCCCATTCGTGGGATAGGGTGTATTGGAATTGGGTAGTAGTTGGAGTTACTGGCATCTTAAATCCACCAGCGCCACTAACCTTTAATTCCGCATCTTTAACAATTTTAGGAACAACCCATAGATCTTCTTGGCCTAGGTAAGCCCAGCCATATTTATTCTTGCTGTCCTTGGTGATGTGAACTACGGCACGGTTCTTAGGATTGCTGATTTGTAGTTTTTCTACTTCCTCAATTACTTGTTTGCGGATTTCTTCTTTGACCCCAAGGCCCACGCCACCAAATTGAACTTCAATAGGACCGTTCTTGTAAACAACACCCTTGGCAACAAAATCCCGATCCATTTTCTTTGCATGTATATCGTAAATTACGGCTGCTCTTGCTCTGTCTATCTTTGTAGTGCGTGAGCGTATGATGTTTTGGAGTTCTACTTCAAGCATGGCCTCTTTAGGTACAACTTCCCATTGACCAGGTATGAATGGGCGGGTATCTAGTTTTTCATAGATTGCTTGACCTGGAGTTATTGTCCTGTTTTGTAATTCTGCAACTGTTTGTTCAATCTGTTGTTTTGGAGTTGGGAAAGCAGGAGGCAATACAGGTGGGGCAGGTGGAGTAATTAATGTTGTACCTGTTGGGGTTGCATCTTCTTCATCAAAATCAGGAATTACAGGTAGCAATACGCAACGGCAATGCGGGTGAACAGGCGGTTGAGTAGATCCTGAGTTAAATGTTGCGCCCATGGCAACAACTTGGCCTTGGTTCTGAGCGCACTTATCGCAGGGGCTAGATGTCTGCCACTCTACCTTCTCAATTTCAGATTCTTTATAGCGGTTTAAAGTTGCGTATGAGATAGCGCGGTTCTGTTCTGTAATTGCAATGCTTAGCGCTCGCGCAGGATTAGCCACATGTCTAGCAATGTTCTTAGCCGATCTTTGAGCGTTCATACCTAGTTCAATAGCATCAGCAACGGCATTTCCAATATCTCTTACCGTGGTATCAGAGAAATCCTTGAATGTAATGCTTTGCATTTGTAGTAATTGTTGAAATGCTTTAGGTGGTCGCAGTAATAATGCAGAGGCTTGATCTCCTGGCCTCCAACTATCCCAATCTATGTAACTTCCGTCATCTGCCTTTTGTGCAACTCTAGCCATAGCAACTTGTTCTTCAGCAAACGCATCTCCAGTTACATATCCTTCAGCCCAAACTCTAAGCATTACCTCTTTGAGCGGTTCCATATTTACGCGGACATTCAGCATCACCCATGCTCTAGCGCGGGCGCGATCTTGCGCAGGTTTATTACTTACCGCAGGTTGAGTTGATAGGTATTGTTCAAATACACGCTTTGCATCAAAAGATTGAGCAATAGCAGCCCTGATCTTAACCGCGTTCCTAGCCGCTAAACGCGCATCTGCTTCCAGAGCGCGTTCCCAAATCATGTTAGATACGCTTTAGCGAGCGCTCTTGCGGTTTCTAAATCCCCGTCAAATGCACAACGGTTAAGCGCTTCCCCAACAATAGGATCTAAAGATTTAAATTCAAATAGACGGGCGCGTTTGCCTTTGTTAGCCCACTTCATAAAGGCTTTAACTTCATCAACGGTGTTCCTGTCTAATTCTTCTTCAATCTCATTTTCTTCTTTAGGTTCTGGTGTTTCTTCAGGCTTGCTCTCTGCTGTATCTGGAGTAGATGGTTCAATTGCAGTAGCGCTTGGCCCTTCTAATGCAGGAGCAGAGATTACCTCTTTAGCGTTAATGATTCCATCTGGTGAGAATAAGAAAATATCAGCACCAGCAACAAGCAACGGCATATCTGCTTGCGGAGTATCTAGTAAAGGTAAGCCCAATTCAGATCTACGCTCATTGATAGTTTTACCAGCAGATGTAACCTCAATTTGTGCTTTGCGAGCATTGCTCTCATTGTCTAAACGCTTTGAAGTCATCAGTTTAAATTCAAGTTCTCTTGGCATACCTAGGTAAGCATAAGAAAGGTTAGTAATCATCTTTGAGTACCAGTTAGCCAATGGTTGAATACCAATAGCCTCAGCAGTTTCAGCGCGGCTTGCTTCATATCCAGCGCCACCTAATCCGCCTTTAGGAGCAAACCCAATCTCAGATGGTTGTACGCCAAAATGACCGCAGATAGATGTAATTAAATAATCATCTAATGTATCTTTGAACTTCTCGCCATATCCTTCATTTGATATTGGAGTTAATCCAGTTGGTAGTAAGCGAGCGCGCTTGCGCTGTTCAGTCTGTCCAGCCAAGTCATCATTTAAAATGTTTTCATAAGCCCGTAGCAGATCAGGGTTAGTTCCCCATTCGGCATCAGTTGTAAACATCAGATCTGGCATAACACCGTCTGTATATTCGGCTCTAATCCATTGTTGCCTTCTTAAATAAATATCAGCCAATGGCAGCGCTCGCTCAACAGGTGAATATCCATACACGCTTGTAGTTCTACGGTTGCGCACCATGTAAGCCAAGTCATCAGCAGTAAATTCACCATCAGCAGCAGGATCATCAGCGTTCGCACTAAATTCAGATCTAGGGAATCCATAATC